GGGAGCATTTCACATACTCCTCAATCTGCTCGGGCGAGAAGTTGACATTCACTCCTGCTGCCTTCAGATTGGAGTTGCCCAGGTACTTCGTGCTCTTCTTACTCATTGTTCTTGTCTTCCGCTATGGTGTCACGCACATCAGGGCGGTTGTCGAACGCCTTCGTGGACGAACGAGCGGAGTTGATGATGTCCTGTAGTTCCTTCGTGGAACCCACATAGATGGACTGATTGGTGGTGGTGTTGTTCGTGACACTCTGATCCACCTTGCGGATGGTCTTCACGCGATTGTGCAAGTCCATGAGTTCACGGTTGGTTTCCGATAGGGTCTTGATCATTTGGGCTACCACTTCGTAGGCACGGGGCGAGTCGCCCTCTTGCGCCACCTGAATCACGCCGTCCAGTGCGTTCTTGCCCATGTCCACGAGTTCGCGCAGATTGTCCCGCACCACCTCGTAATCGCTCTTCAGGTCTTTGTCCAACCGCTCGTCCGTGAGTGGAACAGGATCAACCTTCACCAGCGTTGCGTTGGGGGGAACAACAATGGTCTTCTGTGGCTCTGTTTCCAGAGCCTTGTCAATGCTGTCAAATCCACTCATGGTCTACTCCTCAAATATCCCAATCAACAGTCACGCCAATCACGGGAGAATTCATTCCCGCAGCGTATGTGCTGCCACCAGCATCAGGATCGTTTTGATACACTCGCGCAAACGGTGTGTAGTTGTTTGCATTAGAACTCGCACCGCTTGGTCCACTTATGCCAACAAGCACATTTGCGTATGCGGGTGCGTCCGTGGTGTTTCCTGCACTGTAAGTAATCCCACCAACAAAATCTCCGTCAAACACATTTCCGTTCCACAATCCAGCCTGAACAAAACGGATTTCTTTGTAGTTCTTTTTCGCCCCAAACAGATAGGTCTTCATGGTGAAGTTCAGGGTGAAAATAATGGATCGTCTTGTTTCAAAATCTCCTTCATAATCCTCTTCTGATGAAACGGAGTTCAGATAGATTGGAACATCCACCTTGCGATTAATGTCGTCAAAATTGACGGTAATCACGAACTCTGGAGTGAAATACGGCAGTATCTGCTCCACGATACGCAAACCGTCCTCCATGTTTCGGACATAGATGTACAGCCCGAAATCTATGTTGTACGGAACTTCAGCAAAAGTGTAGTCAACTCCAGACGGATTGTCGGTAGTAGGACGAACCACGAAGCGAGATGTGCTGTTGCGCTTTCTTGCAGAATCGTAAACATATCCAGTAATCTCAAATGCTATCCGAGGCAGAGTAATCTGATTAGGGTTCTGAAACTGCGGATCGCCAGCAAGACGAACCTTGTATTTTTCTTTGGGTGCATAAGCAATAGGCACAAGCATGGTTTTTGTCCCGCCGCTTTCTGCCCGATCAATGTAGATTTGGTTGAACAGTGATCCAAAAGCAACCACCATGCGCCGTATGGAGCCGTTGTAGAACTTGGTAAACATCAGTAGTTGCCCTCCGAGAACGGATCAACCTCGGTGAAGTCAAAGATGTTGTCCAGTTTCTGCTCCAATTCCAACTGCTCGTTGTCTTGCACATCCTGATGGGTAACACGAACATTTGTTTGGTATATTCCACTGATGGCGTAGGTGTACCCACTGCTATTTCCAGTAAGTATGTCGCCCAACTCAAACTTTCCACTCTGCACATTGACGCGAATATGGTAACTGCCAGCAATAGGATGGGGATACGGACGGTATTCCACCCTACCGTATGCGTGTTTGTCCGCTGAAGTACCCGTATAAACTTCTTCGCCTGCATACAGATCACCGATCCATGTACCAAGTGTCAACCCAAGAGCGTAATCAGACTCAATCTTCACGATGCTATCAAGTTCACTTTCACCGGTTTCAATCTTCTCCTTGGTGTACTTGAACGACTCGCACGACAATTTGAACGAGTATCTATCGCCTGCGGGATAAAACGGATTATCGTGCTCTACAAACTTGATTTCAAACAATCCATACGGATAGTCGAAAAACAGCAAGTCGCCTTCGCGCGGGCGTCCAATCTTCCGTATCTCTTCATTGTGTCCCATGACATCCATGAAACGCTTTCGGGACACCACGAACACAGCGTTTTCCTTGATGTCCAAACCGAACCTAGACATTTCACTGTCACCCTGATAACCGTCTGCATTCTCAAGATACATCTCAATCCGATTAGCGTCCGTGAATTCCGAAACTTCTTCTCCAAAAATCAAGTCTTCCGTAACCTTCTCTCGCGGAATGTACAGCATCTCATGCCCGTGGATTTTTATAGCCTCGGTCGTCAGAGATTCAAGAAGGTTTTGTTCGCCCTTCTTGTTGCGGCGAAAGTACGGGTTTACTGTCATGCTTATCCTGTGATGAAATCAGGTGGCTCTTGGTACTTCAGCAACACCTCTTCTTCTATGTTTCGTATTGCTTCACTTGCTTCTTCGTACAGGCGTTGTCCGTTGAATGTAATGTTGCCAGGCAGAGGAACCCCCTCATACTTGGACAGGTTTGCTCCCCACTGCTGCTTGATGAGAGCAGTTGCGTACTTCTTCAGCATAGGGTCATTCCATGCCTCGCTGTACTCCGCAGGATCTACCACCGCAAATCCTTCAACCAGTATCCACTGCTCTGGTGCAAAGTCATTCCAATTCATGTCAAGTTTCAACTGATTCTTGTACTTGTTGAATCGTATCTGCTTCTCGGGATCAAGCAGTTGCTGCAACATTTCAATGTACTGCATGGTAGACACATAGTAGTGCATATTCATGTTGCCGGTTCTGAGTCCATAGAAATCCGTCAACGCCATCTGATACCGAATATTGAAAATGTTGTTGATCTGTAGGTTGAATCCCACCTGAAACACGCGAGTAATGTTTGAAATCTGTGGTCCGTTTGGATCAAGTGAGTTGGTGTCAATATACTGATTTGTGATGTCCTGCTGCGTGATCTGATACTTCCAGTACTGCCTCTGCATACCCAAAGAGTTCCAGTCATTGAAATACTGAATGGCTTGGTCTATGCGGTCTTCAACCTGTGCGTCATCCACATTGATTTCAATAACAGGCGCACCCAAGGCACGCAGGCAATACTCTTTGAATTCTTGTCGTGTGGTAGGCTTCGCCATCCGTGTCTCCTTTACAGGTATTTAGGAGATCCGAGTGGCTAATTTTCGGATTCTTCCCGCAGCCGCAGCACCAACCTAGCCAATTCACCCTCACGGTTGCACAACGCATCGCAATACGGGTCTATCAGGGGCAAATAGATGGTGTTGGAACCATCAGATGCGTAGTGTTGCACCCCGCGTTTGTAGACACGCATCGCAAATCCCCACGGAACTGAATAGTTGGGTTCCAACTTCAAAAAGTCATCAAATTCGTACTTGTTGCCGTTTACAGTGATGTTTTCACGATCATAGTGTATAAGTGACATCATTGCCAGAATTCCTAAAGTAGATTATCCTTTACCGAAAGGAACAAAGTCATCAATGGGAATAAACTGGTCAATACCAAGATACTTTGATTCTGGAATGCTTGTGACTTTGGTTATTTTTGCACCAGGGGGTATTTGGAGTGCACTGCTTCTGTCAGTATACGGAGCAAGTTTCAAAACCACTGCCGCACTCAAGCCTTGCACACTTTTTAGTGCCTGCATTGTGCTTGCAGCGTTTATCTGATTTACCAATTGAGTTTTCAGCGTATTGCCGTCTGCTTGATACGCAACAACATCCTCATACAGTTTCTGAACATGAGAGGAACTGAATCCACGAACGACCCCATAGTAGTCTTCAATACTCGTGTTTCCAGTGAAACCTGCCACCGTGATGTTGTCGTACAGATTCCGCAACCAGTTTATATTGCTCTGTATGGGCAAGAACGAGTACGATGTGCCTGCCCATCCACTGCTGAACAATTTGGGAAAGTCTCCGCTAGAACCAGAAACACCCTGCATTATGGTGATTCCCATCAAGAAGTAGTTGGTGTGATTCGCTGCGCTAGTTCTCTGCAATCGGTTTTGATCAAAATCGACTAGTTGTTCCACCGAAGAAATTATCATGCACCCACCGCTGCGGTATCCAAACAAACGCCCGCCGCTGCCGCCTGTAGCGGTGAATCCGCCACACAGTCCTCCAAACAGGGAAATTCCCAACACCGAACTTTCTTCCCTGATAATACCGCCCATTCCCAAAACCCCGTTAGATCCACTGTTGTATGTGACATTTGCTGTGACTCGGCACAGGTTGTCTACGGGAAACAGAGATGACCCTATTGGACCGTTCATCGACAACAGGTAAACGGTGTATTCTCCCGCATAATCCTGTTCCCATGCGTTTGGTGCACTGCTTCCGAACAAAGCGTAGTCTGCAAGGGCAAGAGTCACACCACCCATGCGAATATGCACATCCTCAAGCCATCCTTTCAGCGCGTAATCACCAGAAATTCCGCTGCCGACAACGAGCGGAGCAGTGCTGTTTCTCAGGTATCCACCGGACGGTATGGTTGCACTGTACAGCGAAGTACCGTTCCAATAAGTCTTGATGGATGCCGAGCCACCAGTGGTTCCCCAAGCAATTGCAAAGTGATTCCACTGATTCAGGGACACACCAGCAGGCGACACATTGACGATTCCGCGATACCCCGCCGATGCGTAAGAAGAATCAGAGTAGTGAAACTGCACCTGTTCCGATGAGGTGTCGTATTCAAGTCTAAAAGAGTCGTTGGTGCTGTTGTTTAGACCGTCTGCGCTTCTGGTGACTATGATGGGGTCGTAGTTGTTACTTGGTTCTTGTTCAAGATACAACCATCCCTCTAGCAGAAAATACGGGGTAGACGCAGATGTGGTGAATGCAGGAAGCCGTATTCCACAAGACTTCTGTGCAGCAGTGTCATTGAATGTGCCTTTGAACTGCGCGGAGTGCCTTCCTATTTCACCAGAAACTCCTATGGAACCAATCACGGGTATGAATGTGGGGTCTTCAACACCACCCACAGTGTAGTTGTTTATGATGGTTGGGGTTATGGTGGACTGAAAAACTGGTTCGGCGGTGCTGAATTCACCAACCAAAGAACCACGCAGAACCTGTTCCGTGAGCGGATTGACCTGCACCGTTTCGCTGCGGAAGCGTGGTGCAGACGATTGTGCAGGAGCGTCAGGAGAAACTATGTCAATGGGTTGTAGGCGTTCCAAAAAGGATACATTGACACTGATTGGGTTTAGAGAATCATCGGTAATGAAGGTTTCTTTTGAGTACGAGGTGGGTACATACGACGACGGATCAAAAGCAGAAATAGACTCAAAAACCGATCCGTCCGAGTTTAGGATTACAAGTTTCTTGTTAGACATTTATGATCCACCGTAAAATGCTGTGTTTACCGAGACATCTGTTGCAACAAAGAATCCTGGTCCAGAGTATCCAGGCGGATCAGCCGTGGCTCCTGCGGCGCGCTGAACATCCTGATAGGTAAACACTGCTGCACCATATGAGTTTCGTCCAGCACCGCTCTGCCAGTAGACACGATCTAGGTACGCAAGGTTTCGGGTTCCGTCCGTTGGCAATCCGCCTGAACGGGGACCAATCCATCCAGATGTTCCTACGGTGTCTTTTCCCACACCAACAAACCACATTGAATTGCCACGAGGAACATTGTACAGCAGTTGCTGTCCGTTTGCCTGTAGTGCGTTGGTTCCGTATGCACCACGGGTCATTAGTTTCACAAAACCCGCACTGGTACCAGAACCCAGCCCCTGAGTGGTGTTCCACACATGGAAAACAGATGTGTTTCCGTACAGTTCACATCCAGGATCTTGCATTCCACCTATAC